CTGACAAATGAGGCTGTCGAGGTAGCCGATGCGGATAATGCTTTAAGTATACTGGCTATTCTAGAGATGGTGCTAGTGCTCGTAGATGTTACAGATAATGTAGGAGTAAGAGTTATCGTATCCTGGTCATCAATTGCAACTCTATTTACACTAGACCCATTTATTGCCATTTTTAACTAAATTGTACTTTTACCGTAAACTGAATTGAGTCACCACTGTTTAGCGCAATACCTGTAAAGTCACCCTTTACAAACAAGTTACCAGATGACACAGCATCAAACGTACCAGCATTGGTAATGGTTTGTGATGTTCCAGAGGTTAATGTTCCTACAACTTGAAATGTATCATTAGTTGTAGAAGTTGTTTGTTGAGATGCTGTACCAGTAGTACGAGTCGCAGGAGAGCTAGATTCAGTAAATAAAGTCGTGTCAGTTGCCGCAGTAGTACCAGCACCAGTTCCCCATGCTACATAAAGGGGTGTGGTTCCAGCACCGTTAATACGGTTAGTAACAACGGCTTTTCCTGTGTTAACCAATAAGGTTGCCATATTTGTTTCCTTTTGATAAATTTTGAACTGCTGGAATTACTTGAAGATTGCTCCAAACATGAAGACCGCATACATTCTTTCCTTGAAGGGGAATAATGTGGTCAATATGCCATTTAAATCCAGTTATTGCTTCTCTTAACTTAGCCAAATTGGTTGCTTCTTCCGTTACAAATTCTGTAAGTTCAAAATTCCATTTAGGCGTTGCATTCATCTTTTTGTACTTGTATTTTAGTACCTTAGCAAGGCATTTGTCCTTGTTTTTAGATGACCAATTAGAAATAACCTTTCTGATTTTTTCATAATTCTTTTCTCTATATTCTTTTGAATATTTTTTATGCAAGTCCCTGTTTTCGGGTTTAGCCTTATATTCTTTGTCATAAGTATTCTCTAAATAACGAGCTTTTCTTTTAACATTAGTACAATGCTTACAAGCAGTTTTATATCCACTTGAAGTAGATGCGTCCTTATGAAACTCAGATAAGAGCTTTATGGACTTACAGATAGAGCAGTGCTTTACCTGTGTAGCCATTTTTTAATTCTCCAAATAATTCGTTTGATTGGGTTTTTATGCCAGTAATCAATAACGCCCAATTCTTCTACGGTTCCGTCTGCACGGGTAACTGTAGCAATAAATTGGATTTCTTTAGCGTTGCTGATTGCGTGTTGCATAATTAATCTTTGATAATTTCTAAAACAATTACAAATGATGTATTTAAGGTAGTTGTTGCGCCACCCAAAGTTGTCAAAGTAATATTGCCATTAGGTGTTGTTGCGTTATCAGTAATACCACCAAATGAAGCAGCTTTAATTTCACCACGACCAGTACATTCCCACAATAGTTGAGGGGTAGCACCATCCCAGTTTAAAGTAGCTTGAATTCCATCTTGAATGTCAAAATTAATACGTTTGATACGGACTGTTTTTGCTAATGTTCCTTGTGCATCAATTGGACTTAATGTACTTGGGTCAAGAACTGTGTAAGCGGTAATATCTGTACCATTAACATATCCTGCAATCTTTAATGTGGCATTTCTATAGCCATCATTAAGGATTTGAAATGGAAGAATGTGAGTACCCATAATTAATAACCGCCTTTAGGCTTCTTTGCTTTAGTTGATTGCATTGGGTTCTTAACTTTGTCTTTAGTCGGCTTTTGAACTGGAGCTTTTACGCCCATTCCAATAGACTGACCTTCACGTAATTTTTTATTAGGCATAATTTTTTCCTTTAAGTTAGAGAAAAAACCCCCTAGAGACCTTTTGGGAAACTAGGGGGAATCGCTCACGTGCGAGTTAATTAAACTCCAGGTGTGCCCCACAATGCACGTGGGTCGCCCCAACCGAAGGCATAACGCTCATACGATTTAGCCTTAGCATTCATCGTATCAAAGTCATTGTCTTGGTCAAACGTGATTGCTTGACGCTCTTGGTGAATCATACCTGTATTCATAGGTACGTTAGCACGAATAAAGAATGCTTTAGTACTTGATAGGTAATGGTTCATCTTGATACCTTCTGGCAATGCGTTAGTAGCGTGTAATACGTTTACAGCGTTACTTGCAGTACCAGGAGGGTTAGCACCAGTGTTATATGAATATACAGACTTCATAATACGGTTGGCTTCAAACCAGTTACTTGGATGAACAACGAGGCTCTTAGGCATCAAATTGATACGTAGTCCACGGTCATTCAATGCAAGCATTTGTTGAATAATCAAGTTCTCGATAGCTGCCTCAGACAAGTTAGCTGCAACAGTTAACAAGTTAGAGAAAGTACCACCAGAGGTGTTAGGGTGTGAAGCGTTCAACAGTGATACGCCATCGCCACCAGCATAGCTGTTAGAGAAAGCATTGTTGTATACGTTAGCAGCAACGTTCTCTTTGGTTTGACGCATAGAGAAAGCGTTAGCAGCAGCACGACGCTTGGAAACAACTTCATAGAGGTTGTCAGCAAGTTCTTCTTGGGTAACGATGTAGCCCAAGCCGTATGCAACGTTAGTTAAACGAGTTACAAAACCTTGAGTCTCGGAGTCATAAACAACGCCTTGACCTTGTGGTTTTTGTGGAGCAAGACCAAAGCCAGTAGCTTGGACGTACTCTTCGTAGTTTTTGTCAGATGTGCTCGTGTCGAACAAGTCTGTGTATTCGATAGGATGTTCATTGTATGAACGACCCCACCAAGCCTTGATACCAGGCCACAGTGCTTTTGGAAACGAACCAGTTGTAATAATACCAGCCATTTTTTATTCTCCTAATTAAATGCCAGCAGATGGACGTAACATCTCTGAGTTGTTGAACAACACAAAGAAACGTACATAAGGCCCCAAGATGTTACCTGGGATTGGTTCAATTCCAACAATCTTCAATACTGCAGTAGAAGATGTGGTGGTACCTGTTAATACAGTTGCTGACATTTGATTTGACAATGAAGGAGCAGCTACAGTGTAGGATGCGTTCTTATTCATGTCAGTTGTTGCAAATGTAGTGCTGTCGCCTTGGATGCAATAGACTTGGTCTGGGTCATCGTTAACGAGCAGGTAATAGGCTTGTGACTTAGAAGCAGGAACGCTAGTAGTCGTCAAGTCAAGGTTTGTACCCTGAATAGAAGGGTTGTTAGGGTTAGCAATCAATACGCCAGTTACAACACCACGAGGTGTTTGACCAGACGCACATTTTGCAATTGCAGGGGTACCATTAGCATCACTGCCATCAACTGTGTAAACTGTGTCACCGATGTAATACGCAGAGGTATCTGTCGATGGAATGTAGTAAACACGTTGTTGCTGGTTGTTAACGCCACTTGTACCATAAATCACGGCTGAAAAGCCGAATGGTGCGTTTAAATTCGCCATTATGATAAAGCTCCAATTAAATTAAGTTTAGTTCCGTTTAATCGAGATTCCAGCGTTATAACGCCCATCTTGACCAACGGCTCCATTAATGTTTCCACTAGCAATCGCATCTTCTACTTGTTTGTTTTGAAGTTCAATCGTGGCCATATCTTCCTCGTGCCATTCATTTTTAATCTTCATCAAAAAAGCGTAAAGAACATCGCCTTGCTGTGTAGTTCCTACCTTTTGTTTGATTCTGTCACCCATGTCGACGTTTGATGGTGATACACCATTCTCTAACTCTGCCTCACCTCTTGTGACAAACTCATATCCGCTATCTAGTGCTGATTCAACATTTCCATCATCATTCATCCAACACATATGATGACCTGGAATATCAAACTTTACAGCCAAAGTCAGTCTTGGAACACCAATTGAGTTACGTCTAGGGCGCTGTGCCTGTGAACGAACTGTCTCGGTCTCTCGGTCAGATATAGACCGCACTTGTGTTTCAGGACTACTTTGTGTTTTGCTTACTCTTGGCATTATAATACTCCTAACTTATTTTAAGTGATTTTACTATAAATACAATGGTTATTCACCAAAATATTCTTTTAAATATGCTTCTCTTGTAATCAATCCCTGTTTTTCAAACTTCTGACAGGCTTGTTTAGCTTCTGGTGGCAAGTCGTTATATCCTTTACCACCTTTAGAATTAGCCTTAGGAGCAGTAGTTCCCTCTACAGGAGATGGGCGAGCACGGTTACTATTAGTAAACTTTTCAGGATACATCTTCTTAACACGCTTAGTAACTTCGTCCAAGAACTCAGAGCCAATCAATGTTGGGTTTTGACGCTTGATAACTTCACCGATTAAGTTAGCTTCATTAGTCAATTCTGTGTCTTTACCAAACCAAGTGTTATCTTCATTCCATTGAACAAAGGTTGGGTCAGGCTGGTTTGATGCACGAGCAGCTACAGGCTCAGGTTTTTGGGATTTAAGTTCGTCAATAGCATCATCAATCTGTAAAACCTTGTCACCGTCACCAGTAGAGATGGCTTCTTTCTTTTGGTCACGCAAATCTGACATGGCACGGTCATAAGCACGTTTTTCAGTCTCAGCGTGGAACTTCTTAAATTCCATCATTGTGGACTTCATTTCAGATACTTCACGCTTTAAGAAATCGTTGTCTTTACGCAACAGAGCATTAATCTCTTTACCTTTCTTTACAAAGGTTTCTGCGTCAACCCATTTGTCATCTGGGCCGTTATAGTCTTCTTGGGGAACCCAACCTTGACGTTTAGCTTCTAATAACGTTTCTTCATCAACCTCAGGTGTGGCATCAGATTGCACATCTGCTTCTTGGGAAGGTGAACCATCTAATGATTCGGCCGATACTTGTTCTAATTCTTCACTCATTTTCTATCTCCTAGTTTGGTAAGGCATATATCTAAATCGTTTAATACACGGTATTCTATTCCGTCTTCTGATTCGTCTGGCGTGATAAGCTGACCAGCGTAACGTCCAAACTTGACGTAGTCTCCGACTGCACACCAAGGTTCGTCTTGGTCGGAATAAGCAGTATTCCCAATTTCGACGACGATTCCACCGTCTTGACCAAGCTGTTCTCGTTTAGTAACGTCTTTGGGAATAATAATGCCGCCTTGAGTAACCTCTTCAACTTTGGTTACCTTTACCAAGACACGATGACCCGTTGGCTTCCAGCCACTTGAATTTAGTGTATCGCTCATTAGACCCCCGTAATATCTTCATAAGTCAAATCAAGAATTTGATTGATGGAATATACCCCACCCAATGCAAACTGATTTTCCCCGTCAGTTACAAACTGTCGATTAGCCCACGCCTCTTGGGTTTCAACTTTAGCCTTCTTTAAAAAATTAAAGAATTCCTCAGTTACGTGGTAGCTCTTCCATTCCTTGAATTCCTGCTCCGTCATTGCTTGATTCCTTATCTAAGTTTTGCATCATCTCTATTGACTTAATAATCCCATCTACGTGCGCTCTCTTGGCACCTATTTGGGCTTCTAACATAGCTATAGCATGACCAGATTGAACGCCATCTGCTTGTTCAAGTTCCAATACTGCTTTAGCCTGTAGCTCGGTAATCTTGGCTTGTTGTAGCTCTGCTTCTTGCATGAGTTTGGCAATACCAAGTTTAAATCTGAGTTGGTGATTCATCTGACGCTCATCGTTCTTCATCTTCTCGATTTGCATTTTTTCCGATGGGCCTGGCTTGATAGCGTTAGGGCCTTTAGGGTCAGGGAGAATTTGGTCAATAGCGTTTACTTTGAGTGCGTCTAAGTAACGCTTTTGGACTTCATACATATTGAAGCCACCAGAGGATTGTGCTAACTGTAATACGGCTTGTGCTTGCATCTGACGTTGACTATCTGAAACAACATTAGGGTCGGCAGCAGGTTTAACTAACTTCATATCCATAGAATAGTCGTCAGGCAACACGAATTGAAGTTCGTTGTTGTATTCAAACTCTACTGGCTCACTTGGCAGATAGAGTTGATTGAGACGGTATAGCTTTTGGAATTCTTCTTTCATGGCTCTCCAAGTACGCTTGTAGATACCATTAAATACTTTCATACCCTGCTCTACTACGTTACGACTTGTCTCAGCAGGAGTATTTTGACCAGGGCTTACGCCTGTCATCATATCGGTTGCACCAGCAATACGCTCACCATAGTTGATAAGAAGTTGCAATAACTGGAATGACACACCGTTAGGTTCACGGATAGGCAATGGGAAGATGTTGGCACGGAGGTCATCGCCTGTGCTGTCTACACGTTTCCACTCATGTGGCTTGAATGTGTAGTCGCCACCTTTAATCTTAACGCCACGACCTAGGAATCCACCGCCAGTAACGCTCATCGTACCAGCATCAATCAACTGGTTAACAATCGTGTTTACTGAATCATTAGTAGGCCCAAGCAATACGCCAAAGCCAAGGTCATAGAATCCACCGTCTGGGCTAGGAACAAAGCCATACTTTGTGAAGTACTGTTCAGGCTTAATTCTGATAATTTCACCGTTGTGGTACTCAATTGAGTCTTCAAAGTAACGGGCAACGATACGGTAGATTTTGCCAGTGTCTCTACGGATGTAGGCAATGTACGGCTCTTTGTATCCATCTTCATCAAAGTCATGCCAAAAGTGAGTTTCAAAAAATTCGTAAGGAGTATCAGGGTCACCTGATTGCTGACGAACACCTTGTGCGTCTTCTTTAGCTTGGGTAAGCATAGAGACGTTAGGAAGACTAGGTTGTACTTCGTCTTCTACTTTTAAAAATACGCCACGTACCTGACGCTCATGCAGGTCGTTGCTTGACAAAAGAATTCGATGTGAGACTCTTGGGGATTCTGCAATTGACTTGGTATAGTAATTGACAACGAAATCATTAGGAAGAACAAGCTCAGAGACATTATGACCTTTTACTGGGTCAAAGTAAGACTTCTTGATTGCGGTACCAGCAATAGCTTGAACCAGCAAAGTCTTGTCAGTGTTCTCTTCCCAACCTTCATCTTCTTCCATTACTTGGTAAGTCATGTGACGGGAGATGCGGTCTGCACGTTTGTGCATTTCGCCATCGTCATCTTTACCGTACACCTTACATTTGACTACTTCGTTATTGGAGATTAATGCAGGGTACGCACGACTATGATACTGCATTGCAGCAATAGTAATCAAGGGAAACTTTACATTAGAAGCACCAGGCCAAGGGAATGTTTTACGCTCAACCACTTGAAGAGCCAACTTGCTGGCTTTCTCATTACGCTCTTCCCAGTCTAAACGGGAAGTTAAATCCAGATTGATTTCATCCATCAATCGGAAGCCTAATGAGGATAACTCCTCTGAATCCATATCTTCAGCGATATTGGGGGAACGTAGGAGTTCTTCTATTTTCATTGTTTACCTTATAATCTTTAAAGGAAAATACTACAGTATTGTAACAGAGTCAATACCTAACACTATTCCTAGACACAGAATTTATTGTCTAGTAACCTGTATAGATAGATTGCCCTTCAAATAATCCACCACCATATTCGTTATCATACTCTTCTTCGTCCCGCTCTTCCTGAGTTGGTGCTACAGTCACCTTATCCAAGGCTAAACCAATATAGGCTAGTGCGTCAACCTGGTCATCGTGCTGACCTCTTGGGAATACCAGCATTTCATCTATTAGACCAGCGTACCAGTTCTTATCCTTATTAAACCGTACCCCACCAGCCCTCATACGAGCCTGTAATGGTTTTGCACGTTGCTCTTTGTCGACCTTTGGGGTGACTGCGTGTAAGTTAATGTACATTCCCCGTTTGACCATCTCGGCATTTAAGAACGCATCTAGGGTATGTTTAATCTGCCCTTTCTCTGCTATGAACAGGTTAGGCTCATACTTTTCTTGTATCCAAAACATATTTTCGATAATCTCAAAGCCATCCCACCTGCCCCTACGAATATCGACTACGTGTACTAATCCTTCTTGGTCGATGCCCGCCACCGCAATAACGGTATAGTCGGACTTGGTCTTCTTTGTAATAGCAAAGTCAATTGCCGCATAATACTCAAGGTAATCAGGAGTATCGCTATGAATAAAATCATCCCGATGAAAATAGGCATTTTCAGCGTCAATAGGCTTATTGAGATATTCCTGGCTATATCCATCAGGGTTTCCTTGGTTAATATAGGATTGTCGGATTTCTTCTAGTTTGGCTTTACCTAGCTTCTCAGGCCATAGTATTTCGGTAAAGTCTTCATTGTGGGCTGCAAACCGTTCTGAATCCCATAGGCTATCTTTGAGTAGGCGTTCTAGGGCAGAGTCCATATGAAGGACAGTTCCTACCATCCGTATCTTGCAGTATTCTGACCCGCAAGGGAATAGGTCGTTAAATAGCCAGTTACGGAACTTCTCACGACGCTGTGGGTTCATTACCTGTTCGGCACCCTCGGCATCGTCAATAATGATTAGGTTAGGGCGTTTGCCGTTCCACTGTAGTCCTCGGACTTCTTGCTCGGAACCTTTAGCTATTATACAAAACTGGTGTCCGTCTAATAATTCAACTACCACCTCGGTTTCTGTATCTTTTACGAAACGTTTTACCCCAAACTGGGACTTGAGTTCTTCATTGACCAGAAGCTCAGTTTTGATGTTGGCTAGGAATCGGGCCACCTGTCCTTCGGTCTTGGAGACTAAAAGGATGAAGTCACGGTCACGAAAGAGAGCAGACGCTAACGTACCAGAGAATGTAACGGCAGTAGTTTTGGCGGTTCCACGTGGAGCAGCGACTACAACCCTAGAACCTTCTGAACAGAACTTATCCCAAAGAACCCTATGAAACGCAGGGATTGCCTTGACTGCATCCATCCGAGGGACAAGAAACACCCTGACAAACCCCTCTATCAACTGTGCGTCTAGCTTCATGTAATGCTTTCCTAGTGAAGTCTAACAAGAGTTGCATATCATTTCTAATGCGCCATCCTGCGTCTAACCTTGCTTGTATCTCATCTAATACTTCTTCCGTTACGGGCCGAGATAAATCCGTGGAAGGGATTATGTTACTCATCATAGATAGTAGTATAAACCCTAAATTTCAAAAATCCTATATAGCGAGAAATGCGATATTGATTTTGAGTGAAAGTCTCATTTTCCTATAGAGAGAGTGAAACACTTTTTTCTAAATTTGAAATTTGGTGGCGTCGTCTCAGGGTGGGTTATAACTATATTACCCCACACTTATTTCCCCCTCCCACCCTGTATATCCATACACCAGGGTTTACCCTAGGTCTGGGGTCTTATGTCTTATATAGGAGTAGATGAGAGTAGATGTATGCTCTATATATAGGGGGATAGTATTAAGGTATCTAGGGGTACCCTTAGCCCTGGGGAATTCCCATGAGAGCACGTGAGTCTCTAATGCTGCCGCCAACGGGGTAAAACGGGGTCAAAGTATCTTCCCTTATATGTTTATCTCTCTATATGGTTTTATCTCTCTTTAGAGTAGTCATAAGGTATTTGTACTAGGTTTACTTGGGCCGCTCACTTAACACTTTGATATTGCTTAAATAATAGGCAACATAAGGGTAAACACTGTATATAAAAACACTAGGGAATGTACCTACAAAAATAATTGGTAATTGTGCTGTTTTATATATATACTCTATTCAGGTCATCGGGGGATGACTGCTTACCTAAGGGGATTTATATGTACGCTATAGAGTTAGATTATGACGAAGAGTTAAGCAATGCGGTATCTTGCGTCCGTGAAGCGATGCCAGATGATATACGCCGCCTGATTAATACTCTCAAATATGACCTATATTTTGGGCCATATGACGAAGGGTATCAGGATGGGGACGAAGAGTATTTTTATCCAGGGTTCGTCAAGGGTGCGGATATTGCACGTGATTGGTTGGATGACAATGTATCTGATGTCAAGTTAACTACTATTGAGTTCAACGAAGAGACTGACGAAGAGTTTGAGTGCGATGCAGGTGAGATAGATGCACGGGATATTTGCCGTGAAATCTTGGGCCGTGAACTATTTTCAACACTTTACTAGGGGGTACATTATGAGAACTAATCAATTAATTTATGCAATGTTGACAGAAAATACAGGCCGTGCAATTTGCGACAGCGGCGGTGAGAATGGCCGTCATTGGCAGCGCAACCAAAAAAAGACAATAGAGGATTTTCAGGCGGAACCATCCTGCACCCTTGAAATATCAAAATGGGAACGTGATGGGAAAGTATCTTATGACCCTTATATCTCCATTAGCCTTTACCATCATTTAAACCGTATCCTTGACCTGGATGGATTGTGCGAAGAGTTCAATTCTATTGAGTGCGGTAATTGGAACGGTGATTTTTACGGTACGGATTGGAACCAATGCGAATGGTTGACAGAAAACGGGTTCACCGCTAAGGGTGACGGTTTTTATTCCTATAATTGGTGCGCTAACTATTCCCAAGATATTCAAGGTCAATTTTTAACCTCCGATGGAGGTGATTTATACGTATTGCTTCAAATTCACAATGGGGCGGATGCACGGGGCGGCTTTACGGATGCCAAACTGTTCAAGATGGATAGTCAAGAGGATTATGCTTTATTTGATGAGTCATCTTGCTTTTCTGTTGATGATGGGGAGGGTGACTATTTATCTCTTGATTGGATGGGCCAAGAGTTTACCAATCGGGACGGACGGTCACCTGATGATGATGAGTTTGCCCGTTTTTATGAATTTTCCAAGGGTGAATTGGTAAACGGTGATTTATTAGAGTGCTGCTATTAAGGGGATGACGATGAGAAAACTAATCAACCAGGTAATAAATACATTGGTATTTTTGGCCTTGGGTATTACCTTGGGTTATTTAGGTGCAATTTCACTAACGGGGGTTTAAATGTATACATCAGGCGGAAAAGTATTTCAAACGATGGGGGGGGCGGTTGCATATGCCAATTTTATCCACAAGGTTAGCCGCTTAATCATTGCGGTTGAGAAAATCAATTAAGGGGGTTTTATGACATCTTATCAACGCTTTCACTATTCACTCACCCGTGCATATGGTAAAGGGATTTTATCCGCTCAACAGGTTGCGGAGATGGTTGCAATTTATAGAGGCCTTAAATAGCCGTATAAGCAATTTTTAATTAACAGGCGGGGATAGTATTACCCCGCTATTTTTAACGTCATATAGGACGATTAAATGGGTTTTTATGTCAAATTTTAGTAAACCAACATGGGATAAATATATCTTAAATCCTGATTTTCAATATATACCTGCAGCACGTACTGATATTAGAGATACCTTTAGGCGGGCCAAAGTAGAATTGAATTCTACAGCCCCCAAGGGTCAAGATAATAATAAGCCTTTAGTAGCCCCCCCAAAATAATAATCTTGATAAGCCTTTAGTACTTAATTCTGGGGCCTTTGTTTTACCTGTTGAGTGGCTGCAATGGGGGGATTAAGATTAGATTAGCCTTTAGTATCGTCAAGTAAGGGTTCAGGTGTTACGTCAATAACGGTTGCCTCTTGGGTTATTGTGCGTAGTTTGTCCGCTAAACTTTCAATAGTAACGTGGCTTATTTGAGTGGCCTTCCCCTGTAGTAATTGATTAGCCTTTAGTGTTGTATCGGCTATCGTTGCTAAATGGTTCGCTCTCACCTTTACCCGTACGTGGCCTTCATTAGGTACGTATTGCTCATCACCGTTTACTAATCTATCACCTAGCTCATCATATGTACGCTCTAAAATTGCTCGCTGCTTTGCTAATAGCTCTTCCTTGTGATTGGCTAGTATCTCTTCTGCCATCTCATGCCACCAATCCCGCTTTTTCCAAGATAGGGCCGTATCATACGGCACGTTATGAGTGCGACATATGGCTGCTAGATTAGGATTTAATAGATAATCGCTCAAAAATTTAAAGCGAAATTCCCTATCATAATTACTACTCTCTTCCGTCAAATATCTACTTTGCCATTGCTCATATGTCATTTTCGACATTTTCTCTCTCTTTCTGGCCATAATAAGCAATCAATAGGGCTTCTGCTATGTTATGGTCTTTCTTTTTAAACTGCACCGAGGGGAATAAGTCTTTTGAAGCCTTTAGTGAATCCTCTTTACTAGAGACCTCTAGAGCCTTTTTCCATTTAGATGGGGACACAGTATAGACTGGAATGTTTAATGCTCCCAAAACGCCTCTAATCGCTCCGTATGTATCCCCAAATGAAAACACCGAGGCCACACCTTGTCCAGGCCGTGAAGCTACCCCCTCAAGATAACATACTAAATCAGGGTAAACCCTAAGTATGTTGCTTAATTTTTGAGCATCCACCTGTCTCTTGATAAATCCGCCTTTAGTCTGTGTCGGAATGGTCTCTAGTAGTTCAATGGACGACCCGTCAATAATGGCAAGCCCTCCGTCTAAGCCTGGGTCAATCCCTAATATCATTTTTTTCTATCTTAAAAAGGTTGTCTAATTCTTCTTGGGTCTTTTCTATTTCTACCCCGTATAACTTAATTTTTACCTTGCCAAAGATTGCATCCCAATTATTGTTAAATTGTTCTTCATCGACAACTAATGGCCTACGCTTATCGCCTTTGCCTCCGTGACTCATTGGAATTCTCTCCCGTGCGTGTTTCCGATTGGATTGATTATCAGGTAATTGTGCGTCATTAGCCAATGGTAAGTCTTTGCCATAGCCTCAAACCATTCTTGCTTCTTTTCTAAGTAAGTTCCTGCCCCTTGGTCAATCCTTGAATGGCATTTTTGACATAAGAATGCAATGTAACAATCGTCAGCTTTTCGTCCCATTCCTTTTCCATGCTCTAGTAAGTTAGAATGAGCAGACACGGTAGTTCCGTATGAACAACAAATTGCACAGGGCGCATCTTTTGCTAATTTTAGCAACTGAGGGTTACGATAAGGCTTCGTCTTGAGATAACTAGACATTTGCGTTAGCCTTTTCCATTGTTTGCCATGCACTAATCTTAATCTTGGCTGCTTCTATCAGGAATCGGAGCTTTTCATCTTGATAAATAGCCTCTTTCATAGCCTCTAAATGTGTAATATATTCAACATTTTTATAGGCTTCTCGTTCTTGAGCGTTTACAGGCATATCTAGATTGTCAGACATTAACTGAGCTTTGAGTGACTTGCGATATTCCTCCATATATACCCGATTAGACCGATTTACGGCTGCTTGTTCGGCAGAATCCCTTAAAAAGTCTAGAGCTTTCTCAATATCACGCTGACTTATCATTCTCGGCCTCCCAATTTGCATTGGCAATCTCTACATATTTCTTGAAATCACCGTACCAAGTCTTTTTGCCTGTGTGTGATACGTTAATATCAGGGTGGACGTACACTTTTTCACCTAAATCACGCCATTTTTGGCAAAATGCTACGTCTTCACCAAGTAATTGACCATCTACTACCTTGGTCTCAAATACATGGCGGTACTCTTTTCCGTGGTCAGTGTATTTTTCTGACGCATCCCACATCATCTTAATAGCACGTTTAGAGATACGCATAAAGCCAGTACCTACGGCACGAGCATCAATCAAACCATAGTAAAAGTCGTATTTTTTATCAAAGGTCTTGACGTTATAGTGTGTTAAATCATTCTTACTGACTACTGCACCACCGATGACATCAACAGTAGGTGAAATCAGATTACCAAAGTCTTTTTGCTCCCATCCCTGGTCAGCATCAATAAAAATAAGGTCATCTACTTCTGCCTCATAAGCCATGCGGAATAGCTCATCTCGTGCCTTTTGAATCAATGAGCATCCCACAATGGTTTTGAGAGTCATTTCAATCTCATTGAGAATACATAACTCCATAGTTTTGAATATGGAAGTCATAAAGTCGAGTTCTAGCTTGCCGTCATAGCAAGGAGTACCAATCATTATCCTACGGGGTTTCTTGTCCATACCATTCCTTAAAGTATTCTAGTCTATTCTGTTTAATCCACTCTTTTGGGCCATCTATTAGCTTTTGAAAGTCTCGGCCAATAGACTGTGAACCTACATGATGCACATAAGACCTTGAAATAAAGTTCAAATAACCTGCTTTTATGAGGTCTTTACACATCACATCGTCAGAAAACCAATTGATAGGTGGAAACTTAGCTTGTGCAAATGTTTCTTTATTGATGTAAGCAAATAGCGGTGAGACTATTGGTGATTGAAGGATGTTCTGTTCAGGTTGATGGGCTATGCTTTGGTGTGGTCTAACCCAATCGGAACGTGCGGCAACAAAACCTAAATTACGGGGGTGTCGGTTTTTTAGAAAAGCTACATCCTCTACCAATAGATTGTAAGAGTCAGGGTTAAGGACTATATCGTCATTAGCAATAATGATTTCGTCATATTCTCTAAATGCCAACTCCATGACTGCGTTATAGTCATCCCCAAAGTTCCCCATAAACCCTTCAAATATCATTAAATTGACATCAGGGTTATAGATTCTGACGGAAGTTTGCATTACCGATAAGCTACGAGAGCCTACGGTACACACCACAATAGGTATCATAATTATTGCGTGACGATAGGGCTAGGCTTAGGCTCTGCTGGCTTTAACCATTCTTGGCGTTGGCGTAAAAACTCTTTAGCAAAGGCAAATCCAATAGCAGTCATCTGTTCCATTGGTTTTTCTAATTGCTTGCCTAGGTCACTTGATACCATAGCTTCAATAACGGCTAGGGCTACCATGTCAGACATCATGGCTGCTTCCATAGGGAAGTCTTTAATACTGTCGGCTTGTTTCTCGCTCATTTCTTTTTCCTTTTCTCTAACTTACGTTCGTCAATACACGGAACTACATACTTACTAGGGTCAGGCTTCTTACCAATACGGTATTGGCCTTCTTCTGCATATAAAACTTTAATCTTCGGGAAGACCGTCCTGAAGTAATCCACTACTTTTGCCGTCTCTGGCATAAGATGACGATTTTTGGTCTTGCTGTCCATATCTAATTTCCATTATCTTAGCTACCTCGTCACCACGCAAATAGGAATTCCTATAAGTAGATTTAAACATTGTTATAACTGCTTCTAAATC